TATATCATTATTCGCCAAAGCAAATACGACATTATACCAACCCCATTTACCCTCTAGCGTTTTGCCCTCAATCTTTGCCTCTCCCTCCTGGAATATCTGACTGAAGCGATTGGTAGTTTTCTCCCTAAACGAAAAAAAAAACTCAATGCTGACATTGAGGGAAGTATTGGAAACTCTAAAAAGGATTCCTCTATTTCTTCACTTGGACTATAAGGCTGTATCTTATATCTTGTACTACTCTCCTTTTTAATAGGGCGATATAATATACTCATAATCTTATGTATGTTCTTATGAGCCTCTTTACAATATTCTTCAATATCAATATATTCACCCATAGTTATCTCACTTAGATTAGGTATAAATCCATACTTCTTTCCATTCCATTCTACTTTCTTTTGTAGCTCATCTGTATTTGGCGTTGAGGACATTAAAAACTGTAACTCTTTAGCTATTTTATTAATATCCTTAACCTCCATTCTTTCCAACACCTCTCTTTTAATATCGCAAATAATACAAATCACTTGTATATTAAACTCTTGCTCCTCTAATCTTCCTTTCCTTTTCTTTAACCTTTGAAACTTGTTATACATCTTAATACTTATGTCATTCCAAGTAGTAGGTATTTCAATGCTTACTTTTTCTTTTCCCATTTTAATAGTATATATATTTTGTTAATAATCGTTTATAATATGTAATATTGTCCACTATAATTAGTCATTAGCTTATTTAAGGCTGTATATCTAACTGCATCAATAATATGATCTTGTTGGTTAGTAGCAGGTTTATTTACTATATGTCCATTCTTATCAGTTAGCCATTTGTAATATTTAAACTCGTTTAATGCATTGGTACTACTTTTAGTTATATGTAGTTTAAATCGCCTTAAAATGTCTATACCCATGTTTATAGAATCCGCTCCTTTCTTAGCTCCTTTAATATTAAATCCTAATCTATGTAATTCCTCTATTGATTTAGGCTCTGCACTATCTGCTATTATTTCTGTTTGTCTTGTTATATTTAATTCTCTTAGCTTCTGTGCTATATCTTGGTTTGTTAATCCTTTACTATATATTAGTTCGTTAATATACAAATCATCATTTAATTTAAACACTTCTACTATTGCTGTAGGATCGTTAGAATAACCCCAATCAAGTCCTAATGCAACAAGCTTAGCTTCAGTAGGCACATTATTAGCTATCTCAAATTGTCTAAATATAGTTTCTGTAGGTTGAGCCATATCCCCTAATCCATATATCTTCCAATAGTTACTATCTAAATCTCTAAGTCTTTCTATCTCCTTAATTGTTTCATCAGGTAAAAAAGGATTATCTAAATAAGTAGATTTAATAAATGTACAGTCCTCTCTATTCATAACATTATCATATATCCAGGAATAAGGATCACTAGGATTAAAGTCTAAATAGATATTCTCTGTAGTTCTTAATGAGAGCTGTACCCAATCTTCAAAGCTAAACTCATTAGCCTCATTAAGCCATAATATGTTTCTCTTACGCCCTCTAATTTTCTGTGGCATATCAACACTAATAAACTCTATTTCATTTTTATTTAGCTTATAAGTAAGTTCTGATTTATTATGATTGTTTGGATTGTATAGATTGTGTTCTTCTAAGATGTTAAAGAAATCTCTATATGCAGTACCTTTAAGAGCAGGTAGTGTTTTCCTACAAATAGTATATACCTTTCCTTGCTCCTGTAAGGCTCTTAGAATGATTAACTGTGCTAAAGAATAAGTCTTACTACTTCTAGTACCCCCTTGATTTACAACGATTCTAGTGGTCGCATTAAGATTCTTCTGTAGAACTACTGTTCCCTTTAGGTTTAACGATTTCAATTTCAATCTTTTTTATTTCTTCATCATTAGAAGTTAGATTTATATTCTGCTGTTGTATATATCCTCTCTTGTGTCCTTTGTGCTGTAAGTAAAATATAATACTTCTTTCTTTTTCTTTTTGTATGTTCTTAAATAATTGGCTTTCTACAAAGTCTAATTTTACATTATCTATCTCATCTACTTTCTTTCTAAAGTCCTCATCTTCTTTATACCATTTATAAAAACTAGATCTACTTATGTTTGCTTTATTACAAGCTGTAGATACTATTCCTAATGAGTTCTCTAAACTCTCTATTAACATTTTTTTCTTTATGTGTTCTTTTTTGCTCATTTTATTAAATTTATTTTATAATTTTTAACTTCATTCCATAATTGTTTATTCGCTTTTTTTCTTTATAATCTTTTCTTTTAATTAATTTATTAGCTTTAAATTTTGTGTAATTTACATAATGATGTATTCTTCCAAATCTCCATACTACCCTAGAAACATCAGGGTGTACTTTTACTTGCATTTGAGATTTAGGTAAAGTTCCCTCTTTGTCATAAAACTCTTGACTATTACCACCCCTTAAAACTTGTGTTCTTACTTTTCCTTGTAGAAAGGCATTAAACTGTATTGTGCAATAGCCATCTTTTAACATATCTAAACTCAGTATTGTGTCTTCATTGTACCTACCTCTCCATCTATAAGGTAAATCATTTTTAATTAAATTACAGGAGTATATTCTTGTATTAGTTATAAATGGAGGCATTTTAGATTTTCTTGAAGCAAACATAAAGTAATTAGGACCAGCCATAGCTACATTAGTATATCTATCACAAAAATCCTCCATAGCTCTAAATATAGATCCTGATGAAACAGGTACTTTTAAGTTATTATTTAATCTAAAGAAATATTGTATATTATCGTCCATTACCCAATGTCTCTTATGCCCATTAGATATAGAGTGTTCCCAAGCAAAATTCCTTGCTGCTCCTGGCCCTTTACTTTTACTATCTCCTAAGTCATCACAAGTATCGTACTCATCTTGATATTTTTTATCTAATACTAATAACTTATTTTTGTCTATAACCTTGCTATAATCTTTATACTCTTGTTTTTCTATTACTACTTTATAATCTACTTTCATAGAATCTAAAGTTTTTACAGTTAGTCTGCTATCACTTCTTCCTTTTGATGGAATGTATATAGGGTACTTATTCATATCTTTTGTCCATATATTTTTCTATTTCTACTTTAGGGTACCATATGCTTTTAGTTTTATTTGTTAATTTCTGACCAATTAATTCAGAAAAAAGTTGCATATCTTTTTCATTTTTAAAAGATACTATAATTTGTTTTTGAGGCGTTTTATCCTCTTGCTTAAATTCAGGCATTCCTCCCCATTCATCTTGAGGGTTTATTTTGTCTATATTAAAACCAAGCTCTATATCTTTAAATCCCCATTCCTTTAAGTCTACTACATCAAACTCATTTGCTAGTATATCCATATCCCATTCTCCACCTGATTTATTTAGCCTTACATTTAACTCTCTTTCATCTTTTTCACTTAGATTTACACTTACTGTAGGTACTTTCTCTGCTCCAAGCTCTCTTAGTATTCTTAATCGCTGATGTCCACCTACTACTACATTCTGCCGATCAGGATTGATGTTTATTATAATAGGATCAACACAGCCAAACTTTTCCATAGATGCTTTTAAATCTTCGTATTGTTTGTTGCTAATCTGTCTTGGATTGTACTCAGCAGGATTAAGACTGTTTATGTTTACTAATGTAATTTTCATATAAGTATTTTTTAATGTTTTCTAAATGTTGTATTCTACAGTATGTATTAAATTCTTTATCTGTTTCTGCCATATTATGACAATCTCTACAAAGAGCTACTAAGTTTTCTATATAGTCTTTACATTTACTACCACCTATTCCTCTTGCTTGTATATGGTGTATGTCTACAGCTTCACTACCACAGTTCATTTCGCAACCTATGTAATCGCTTTCATCTAAGTAAAAGAATGTCATATATACCTTAGTATGGTTTCTCATACCTTACAGCTTTTATCATATACCTTTTTAAGATTACTCATTATTTGTTTATTACAAGGACTACAGCTTTTCCATTGAGGATCTACACCAAATACTCCTTTATATAAAGCTGATACTATTCCTCTTTCAGCAGGTGTAAGCATACCTTTTTTATTTACTGTTGGTATTACCTCATCATATATCTTAATCTCATCTTCTGTAAACTGTCTAATGTTTTTAAAATTTGGAAACATTTGATTCAGCTTCTTTCTTCTTTCTTCACAACCACAATCATTTCCTAATACTGCTTTAGCTACTTTATCTATTCCTGTAGCCTTTGTAATTTTTGCTATAGTATCTCCTAGTCCTTTACTTTTTTCTTTCATTTTCTAAATATTTTATATGTTTAATAAGGTGTTTAATATAAAATTGATCTTCTTTTAATAGTTCTTCAATTCTAAAACTTTCAAAATATTCTATAGCATTATAGGTTTCTATACAATTTTCTATCATTTCAAGTTTTTTCTTGTTCATTTTTTAAATAGTTTTTTACAATTCTTACTGATTTTCCTAAAGTGTTTCTATTAATCTTTGTAGCCATTTGCATAGTAGTTAGACTAAAGCCATTTAAATAGTAGATCTTAAATATCTGCACATCAAACCAATTTAGATTTTTACACTTATCATCTATCCAATTCAGCTTTCTTTCCATTTCTTTTAGTTCTTCCCAGTTTTCTATAGCAATACCACCCTCTTTATTAAATATATAATTTTCTTTATACTGTTTTCTTAACTTATAATGCCTTTTGTATTTACAGTAAAAAGGAGAAGTTGATGAATGATACTGATTAATCATTATTCTGACAATATAATACAATAGTTCCCCCCTATGTATTAACCCATTTATCAACTCCTCATCTTTACTATACAGTTCTAATATTACCTCGTGCAACAAATCTTCATAGTCAGGGTATTTATCAGATGTTAATTTTCTACAAACTTCAGTTAGTTTGGTATATTTTTTGTTTATATATATGTTTAGACTTAACACAACTTAGGCACACCTAATTTAATTAGTTCATCATACTCCCATAACCCAAGCCTACTACCCTCTATTTTTACATTAGTATTATATTTAGAATACAACTCTTGTACTTTTCTGTCAATGTACTTATCATAATCTACACCCTCAAAGTCTGTTTCTAAATCTCTATGTACAAATGTTTCTCCTGACTTTCCATCATCTACACAAAACAAAAAACAGTGTGTATATACCATGTGCTTAGGTCTTTCTATATTTTTATATTTCTTCATTTTTATAAGCGTTAACTATTTCTATAAATTCTTCTAATGATCTACAGACTACAGCTTTGTAGTTCCTAGCATTTAATTTAGCTATCCATTCTTTTTGTTCTTTTGTAGGATAGTTTCCCTTTACTTTAAGCTCTACCATTAAGCCATTGTATTTATCGTTGTTAGATGGCTCAAAAATAAGTATATCAGGCACTCCTTTTTTATAATGCCTTGCTAACATTCTTTTCTGATTCCAATTGTTTCTACCTAAAAATATACCCCCTAAAGTACAGGTATATAAAAGTCCTGTATATTCTAAGTATGTTACTATGCTATTTTGTAATTCTACTTCTTTCATTTCCTTTTGTCTATAAATATTGTTAATTGTATTAGTAGTAAATATATTCGCATTTCAAAATATGGGTGGTTTTTATCAGCTTCAAAGTGTCTTACTCCAAGCATCAAGCCATTCCATATTATTGAAACTATTATATTCATTTTAAAATATTACTAACATACTATCGTGCATTCCACATTTATTATCTACATATTCTCCTTTTGTATTATATCCACTAAATTTTAATCTTCTTCTTATAAATCTTATTTCTTTTTTATTTGGCAATATATGATCGTGGAATATCTTTGTACTTGTTGACACAGGTAACAACATAACACAAAGTTTACCTTTTTTACTTTCTTCTATTGCTTTTAATATAAATGCTTCTTTTAATTTTCTACTATATGGAGGATTAATAAAATTTCTAGTACCCCAATCTATTTCTAATCCACACCATTCCATATTGTGCATATAAGGACAAGGATCAAAATTAAAATTATATTCTTTATCTAATTTATCATAAAACTCTTTAGGTGTTTTCCAATGATCTTTGTGTTCTAAATTTCTATTTTTCATCTTCTAATCCATTTAATTTTACCATCATAATGATTTACTTTCTTTTCATATCCTAAGCTCTCTAGGTGTTTATAATAACTTCTTAAAGCTGTTTGGTCTTGCTCTAACCTTTTAGCAAAATGAACATCATAATAATCAGGATATTTAGGCTCAGATGATTTACTACCTTTATCAAACTTTGCATTTAATCTTACCCACCGTTTATATCGTAGTGAAGTGTTCCAAGTACGCTCAAGTTCCCATCTCATCTTTCCTTTAGAATTTTCCTCTGTCCAGTAATCTAAAAAATCTTCTATAAACTCTCTAGGCTGTAATTCTTTAATATCATTTAAAAATTTATCTTTTGGGGATATACTATTATTATTCTTTATTCTTATTTCTTTATTATTATTAATAGTTCTTAAATTTTTTGAAGTCTTGTTATTAAAATTTTCACATTCTAGTATTGAAGTTTTTTGAATACTAGAGTTTAAGTTTTTTAATATCTGAGATTCATCTATTTTAAAGTATAATTTAGCTGGTACACCCTTTCTAACTACTTTCAAAACACCCCATTTTGTTAGTATAGAAATTGCATTTTTTATCTGAAAATATGAAAGGGTTGTGACACAGCTTATGTTTTCTGTAGTACAAAAAAACATTCCATCATCTAGTTGCCCTTGTTCCTTAAAGTAATTCTGTTGCTGATATAAGTGAGATAGTACAACATTAGCATCTATTCCAAAGGCAACTAAAAGAGATTTATTTACGATAAGAAAAGGAGTAGATGCTAATATTGATTTTTTCATTGTGTGCTTAATATATAATATTTATTATATAAATGTAAAGTATAATATATGTTAGTTATTAACATAGTATTGTTAAAAAGGAACTTCAACAGGTTTCTTTTTATTTAAAACCCATTCCTCAAATTCTTCTGCTGTTCCTATAACTTGTGCTGTTGTACAGCTTGATCCTGAATGAAAATCTACTGCTGCTTTTAACATACTTTGTCTAATAATATACTTTTGTCTATCATCATTATTTGTATAGTTAGTAGTAAAACCACCACCCTCTGGAATAATTTTAATAGAGCCTTTATCATTCTTAGAATAGTTATATTCTTTTCCTATTTCTAATCTATGCTCTGAACTTTTTTTAAAGATAGTTCCTGTAGTACCATCTTCAAATTCTACATCAAACTTGTAAAAGTCTTTCCAATTACCATTAGCTTGAATATTTGTTAGTTTTGATTTTGACATTTTATTTAGTATTTAATTAATAATTCGTTAATATCCACATTTAATATATTACATAATTCTAATAATTCTGATACTTTAAAAGTTCCAGGATTCTCAATCTTATTTAATATACTTGGATAGGACAGTTCCATTTTATCAGCAAGTTCTACCTTTCTGATTTTATTTCTAATCATTAGCCTATAGATAGATTCTCGTATATCTTGGCTCGTGTTTAATACTTTATATTTCATCTTGTTTTTTTATTAGTGAGTTTATTGTATCAAAGTATTTGATATACATTTTGTTAAATGTTATTTTAACTGCAGGTCTTAATACATAACCTCTAAATTCGTGATAATTATTTACATACAAAGTTTCGTGATGATCTCCATATATATCTTTACATTTTTCAAGAGCTAGATGCTCGGCTAATTCCTTAATATTTATATTTACCATAACAATATCTTTTTATAAATATATATATAATTTAATAAAACTGTTTATTATTTAACAATTAAAGTTAGCATAGTCTATATCATTTTCAATTAAAAAGTATCTTTTAAATCTTTTTTTTTGACCATATAAATTTACCCTACTTTCCCATTTGTCAAGTATAGTATATCCATCTTCTTTAAGGTTTCTAATAACTCCCTGTAGATCTATAATAAAAAGTTCTACCACACACTCAAAAGAGGTTATACTTTCATTCTCTTTTAAGTATTTTAATAATGTTTCTTTTTGTGTCATATCTTATTTATGTATTTGTTTAACTTTTCTTTCATATAAGGTATGTCTAAAGTATGTAATAATTGATAGGTATTTACTTTTATTATTACTTCATTACCATTATCATCATATCCCCCTATATGTGTATCTTCCCCATCACAAGCAAAAGTAGTTAGCTCTGATGTTTCTATATATTGTACTGCCATTATTCCTTAGATTTTAAATAGTCCTCATACTGTCTCATTACTTCCTCATGGTCTATATCCTCTCCATAAGCTCCCTGTACAATATCCTCATAAAAAGAAGTACCTATTATTTTAATTTGATTGTGAGGCTTTGTATATAAAACACTCATCATATCATCAAATTCTTTTTTAGTACCTGTAAAAACAGAACTCTCATAGCTACTACTTGGCAAATCGCTAAAGTTATCTCCTGTAATATGGTCTTTTGCAACCTCAATAACTCTACCTACATACTCAATATAATCTATTCTCCACTTAGCTCTAATAGTATTATAGTATTCAGGTTTACTTAGTTCTTTTGACCGAGCTGATTTTCTTCTATATTCTTCCATATATTTATCAAACTCGCTTCGTTCATCTTGTAATTGTGTTAATTGTTTTTTCATATCATTTAACATTTTATTAATATTTTTCATTTTATTTATAATTTATTAGTAAATAATTTTGCTTTAGCTTTTTCTATATTTTTTTTTAATTCTTCTTTTTTTTGATCATAAGGAGGATTAAAAACCATATTCCAATTAATAATGTATTTTTTCATTTCTTTTAGTTTTAATTATTATACAACAAATATATAAAACTTTCTTTACAATTTAATAAAATATTTAATAAAGTTTATTAACAAGATTATGTTAATATCATAGTTCCATAAGTAGATTTATAGGGAGCTTACCATTATTTAAGACTACGCCACAACCAATAGCAGGTTTCTTTCCATACTTAGCATACGCCATAGCATAAGTTTCGTGATTGATACCACAGCCAATTTGCATTCCAAAGATTCTAAAATTCATTCCTACATAGTGTTCACAATAAGCTTGAGTATGTAAATGACCTTGTATTGTATTCATCATATCTGCTCTACATTTAGTTCTTGCAGTACCACCTTCTCCGTGTAAATATTGAACACCATCTTTTTCATATCGTTCTACAAAGTTCCAATTAGGAACTTCTAAAACTTCTTTGTAAGATTTAATCCATTTACTTGGTATTGCTGAGGTCTGTCCTTTCCTAAAAATCATTCTATCGTGGTTTCCAATGATTACTGTAGCTTTTGGAAACTCTTTATACCATCTAGCTATTCTTTCTATAGCTAATTCTAATTCATCAGCTCCACCCATTCCATCTGCATTTGTTTCGTGGTAACTACTATAATGATTATCTATTATATCTCCAATAAACACTACTTCTGTACAATCAAATTGCTCATATTTAGATATACAAAACTCTAAGTATTTATCTAAGCAAAATGGCTCGTGTAAATCTCCTATTACTAAAACATTATTTACTACACCACCCTCAGAAACTCTCATTTCCTGTATAAGATCGTGTTCTGTTTTAGTTAATCTAAGTCTATAATCTTTTTTGATAATTTATTTTTTTAGTTTTTCAACCGATCTGCCACCAAAATATGCTCCGATAATAGTTATCAAAGTTAATTGTAACAAATCCACCCATTGTGATTCCACTTGGAACTTTATACTACCACTATCTATAAATACTAATAACATAGTACAGGCAATAGTAAACACTAATACAAGTGGCCGCACATTTTTACTCAACCAGCTATCGCTATTCATATCTGCTTTCCATCTTTCACTTACATTTTTTTCTACTTCTACTTGATGATTAACCATTAGTTCTTTAATCTTTCTTTTAGCTTCTAATTTTTCTTCTTTAGATGTACTTAGATTGTCTAATACACCCCCTACAGATTCTACTAGCTTATCTGCTCCACCCCCAAAAATTGTTTGTAGTATTTTCATAATCCTTTTTCTATTGTATGGTATTTATATTTAGTCTTTCCACTTTCTTTATAAGCCTCTAATAATGATTTTCTATTATATTCGTGGTTATAGCTTATATGAATCCAAGAATAGTTAAACTCATTAATCATTTGGTCAAAAGGCAACCCTAGTTCTATAACCTTATCCCAAATAGCCTTATTATTCATTACTCCATCTACTTTAAATTGTAGATCTGCTGCCTGTCCTTTACAGTGTTGGCTCTTTTTAGAGCCTTTTATGAGCTTATTTAGGCTTTCTGAACGATAACCACTAGTGATTCTAATTGGTTTGTTTAAACCCTCTCTAAGTGGCTGTAAGACATATTTAACTAATAACTGTATATTCCTTATATGTTCAGCGTTTGGAGAATTATCTATACCATTTCTAATTGCTGATACACTTTTAGTAAATTCTTGTAGTGTAAAATTCTTTGATAAAATCATTATCTAAATTTAGAGATTATAATGCTGTCTATTACAGCTTGAATTTCTTGTTTTTCAACATTTAACTTAAAAAGCAAATCTCCTTTCCAAGTTCTAATAATTTTTTTTTTGTTGAAAACTATTATCGTGGGTAATACTTTAATCTTGTAAGATTCTGCTAAGTCAGGATTGTCCTCTATACATACTCTGTACTTCCTGCAGTCTTTTAAACTGCTTAAGAAATAGCATTTGTTACTGTCGTTCCAATCAGCCCAAAACTCAACTACTATAGGCTCTGTGGACATTTGAGCCTCTTTGAGTTTAGCTTTGTCAATAAGCGATTGGCTAAAACATTGATAAGGTATTACCCATAATAATATATAAAAAAGGTATCTCATTTAAGTTCATATACTCTCTCCTCTATCTTCTCTACCTGCGTTTCTATTTTATCTAATTTATCAGCGTTTGACATAACCGTAGTCGAAATTAATTCCAACTTCAAATCTAATTCCTGTCTTGTAATTTCAGGATCGGGAATTTCTACTACAGGTAATTCCTTAGCCGCTTGTATTTCCATACTTAAACTCCAATACATACCAACAAAACTTGACACTAAAAGGACGATTCCTATTATAGATTTTATTGAGAGTAAAAATTTGCTATCTTCTGAGATTTCTTTAGCCATAGTTTAACATTTAACACAATTTCTGTCAGCAATACCTTGACCTATAATTAAAGCAACAGTAACAATTACTAAAGTATTCATCTTAGTTTCACTTATTCCAAAACTATCAGAAAAAAGTATTAGCATAAGCGTTACAAAACCATACCAAAACTTTCTTGATTTACAAAATTTTAAAATTAATTCTTTCATTTTTTTATTTTATTTTAAAGTTAATTTTCCCATCTTCTATATACAGGTTTTCTCTCCTATATATTTCTTTTCCATTTAAATTATATATTTTATTGCTGTTTTTCGTTTTTTGCAGTATCTCTAAAATAGCAGTATTACCACAAGGTAATCCTGTAATACAATCAATATATTCTGTAACATACAAAGTATCTATAACTTCTACATAAACAGTATCTACAGGCACATAATCAAACACAAGGCAATCTATAAAAGTAGTAGGTACTGCATCTGCTTCATCTGATCCATCTACACAATCTAACCAACCATCATTAAGGTAATACAAGTTATTAAGACCATTAGGTACACAACCATTAGGAGAATACTGAGTCCAATTAGCTTCATCATTTCCACAATAGAATCCATTTTGCTCCACACATAATTCACAATTTGTTTGACTAAATCCATAACATACAATTAAAAACAATACTAAAAATTTTTTCATACTAAAATATTAAATAATTAAACCCAAATTTGAACTCTTGTATAGGCTTTTCCCAAAACTCTAAATAAGTACCCTCTACAAATACACCTAAATTTTTTGTAATTCTCCAACCTGCTACTAAACCAAAATCAACATCAGTAGAAACACCCTCATAATCATAAGAATAATCATCTAAGCCATAGTGAAAAGGCATAACATTTAGCCAGGAATGAATCCAATACTTATCACTATAGTAATAGTAAGCTGTTCCAATAACCACAGAAAGCTCAGAAACGCTACCTAATGCATTTAATTGCTCTCGGTTATACTGAGCTATAGCTGAACCAAAATAATGCTTAAAAAACTCATCATTTGAAGTTGCTATTAATTCTCCATCATTATACCAATGATGACTACCAAATACAAATTGAGTTGAATAGCCAAAATCTTCTGCTAATTCTTGGAAAGCACTTTCTCCACTTACCCAAAAATCCTCAATAGGAATTATGCCATAGACAGGGTGGTTTCTAACTACACCACCAATAGTAAAATCAAAAGCTCCTTTATTAACTCTAAACCTTGCATCTAATGAAGCGTATTCTAAATCTCTACTCTCATCATCTTTTATTTGTATTTTAGTAACAAAACTATTACCTAAGTATCTAAGCCAAAAATCTCTATTAGTATATGTTTCACTACGATTACGAATAAAAGAATAATTAAACAAATACTCCCAACCATTATTATTACCAATGGTAGTACGGTCAGCAATACTTGCTTCATTACCTGTATACCAAGTTTCCATTTTCTGTTGATAATTAAATCTAGCCACCTTACGGATTCCGATTTGGAAATTATAATCGTAGGGATTGATTTGAGTTGTTTCTTCATAACCTTTATTTATTGCTATATAGTCTTGATCTTCAATCATACTTGTATTTATACTACCTGATGAATATATAGTAGCGTACTTAAAAAAGTCTTGTGCCTTACAAGTTCCTATTCCTAAAACAAAGACTATTAAAAAAATATATATATGTTTTTCTGATATTTTCATATTATAAAACTTTTGTATAAGCATAGGTTACATAAACATCAGCACTAAAGCCACCATTAAAAGCTGCTGATGAATATATTTGAAAAGGTTTATTTAATAAAGATACTTTACAACTACCTGAAGCAGCAGGCTCAGGAGAAAAACAAAATGAAGCGTCAGTAGTAACGCCATTCATAAAACGCCTATAACTATACCAATAATTAGTAGCTTCGGCACTATCATAACTAAATACTAAATTTGCTGCTGCTGAATCTGTAGCTGAAGCATAAGTAGTTAAAATTGTAACTTGATATACAGTAATCATATATCCACTTAAAGCCCCTACTAAGGTTTTAGGCGTAGAATCTAAAGCCTGAAATTCTGCATTACTAACAGAAATTTTATCTGTTTGCATTAAATATTTAAAGTCCATTTTCTTACTCGTACCTGCTGCACTACCTGTAGTATCGTTTACATCTACCACCATTAGCAGGTCACCACTACCTACTTGCTCTGCTAGTTCTGTTTTGTCTGTCAGTTTTTGATTTGCCATAACTATCTAAATATTTTTTTAGTTTTTGTTCGTTATTTTTCCTTTGTTTTTCCTTTTGTTTTGTTTGCATAATTTAGCAACATATAGTTATATCTGCTCCTTGTAAAAAGGATTTTGTTTTGTTACTTAGTGGAGCAACATCTAAATTTAAACCTGCATAGTAGTTTTCTGAGGTCGGTGTAAGGTCTGAGCCTGTATTTGTACTATACTCAGGGAAACTACTTGTATTGTTTCTTATATAGTCTATTAACCTTTCTCTGTAGAACTCTGCTTGATCCATACTTGCATTAATTAAAGGTTTTAATTCTTCGTGAGAAACACTAGAGCCTTGCTCACTTGACATAGTTACTATAGAATTATTAACCATTCTTAGTCTAAGAAATGGTAATACAGTAGCGAAGCTGTAATTTACAAGGCTCGGTTGAATGTAAGTTTGTAAAAGCGTAAGATATGCCCCTGATAAACTACTACCTTGTATATCAGATATTAATTTATTATTTAAATCAGTTCCAAGTACAGGTAATATATACCTATCTTGAGCCATTAGTATATATGGAAGTAGTAAATTATCATCTACGCTACCACCTAATGCTGAATCTTTTTTTAATCTATCTGTACTTATAAATAATGTGTGTTGTATTGCCATAATTTTTAATTGTATTTACCTCTTGTTGGAGTATTAATAGGAGCTATAGTTGGAGCAGGAGTTCTTGGCTCTTGATCTTTAATCTTTCTCCAACTTGAAGCAAATCTACCACTATTAACCTCTGATAAAAAGCTATTTCTAAACATATCTAAAGTACCATTAGGAAGATATGTACCACCTTTATAAGTCTTTCCATCTATTGTTACTTGTGTTCCTTTAGGTACTCTTTTTCTTATATAAAACTTTCTAACAAAATAATGATGACAATAAGCCCCTCCTTTCCATTGGAAAATATCGTATGTATTCGCCCCATTTATACCAAAGCCTTTATTTACGCTTAAATTTTTAGCTTGTTTTAAGTTGTTAATTGTATATAAAGTTCCTGCTTTACTTAGTCTTACCATTTGTTTGCAAAAATCTCTACTATTAGCTTTTAAATTTCTAGAATATCTATATAAAACCCTTATTAAACCTGCATTACTATCACTTGTTGGACTATCAGGATTTGATGGTATTCTTCCTGCGCTTGCAAACTCATAATGTTTGCTTAAATGTTGATTTGTAAAGGCTTGAAACTTCTCCTCAGTTTCTGTGTTACTATCTTCTGCATCTATTTCTCCTAATTCAAACCACTCTTTATCATCTATTTCTGTGCTTTTTAAATTAGATAGGATTACTTTAGCATCATCATCACTTAAATTTTTCTCTACATTTTCTATTTCCTTTACTTTCTTTGCTGCCCAAGTTTGTCCTGGGTCACCGCCCCATAATTTCCATGCAATTGCGCCTGCTGAAGGGTAGCCATCTTCTCCAGGATCAAATCCCTCTGCTTTTTTATCTACTTCGTGCCTACTAAAAAAGCTGTGCATTCTTTTAATCGTGTCTAAACTTAGATTTTGACCATTGACTATTGACCTGGCACGAGCAACAGCAACCATAGTTCCACCTCTACCATGTTCTTTTCTCATTTCTAAACCCATTTTAGCCTGTTCTATCATTCCTTTAGTTGGTTTAGTGTCTATATCATCTAAAGCCTTAAATTCTTTCTTTACAGGCTCTCCTGTGTCTATTCCCTCTTTCTCTTGTTCATCTTCATCTTTTTTAGCTATTGTTTCAATATCTATAAAATCAGCAGGTTTAAGCGATTTAAAGTACAAATCAAGGTTTATATCACAAATATCAAAAATAGCTTGTAAACCCTCTAAAAGTGTGTTTTGGAATGGTTTTATTACAGTATTGTTAAATAAGCTGTAAGAATCTCTAAGCTCATCAGCATTATTACCAAAAGATGAATTTCCATTAACGCCAAAGAGGAGGGGGCTGGTACAACGGTGACCCGTCAGCACTTTTCTAGTAGTTTCTGTAGATAAGAATTGATAACTATCTGAATTGTCATTAGCATTTATAGGAACTATCTCAGGAGCTGTGTCTTTTCCATCATTAAAAGTTATTAGAATCTTGCCTGCATTACCACTACCACCAAATTTAGCGTTTATCTGTCTTTCTATAGTTCTTCTTTCCTCTCTTGTTGGTACGCCATTAGCAAAGTTTACAGCCATGCTAGGAAACATACCTGACTTTATATTAGATAAATGAAACTGCGCTATCTCCATATCTAATTGTATGTAAGAAGTAGAGCCTTGATAGTCAGGTAAGGAATAATAGTAACTACCAGGAGAATAATCTTTGATACATAATACTTGACTTGCACTTGTTCTGTCCTTTTCATCAAACGCTTTATATGTTCTTGGTTTGTGCTTTCTAGTATTATTCCAATCTGCTGAATAGTAATACTCATTTACTTTACCATAAGCATCAGCTTTTCCACTTCTTATATATTGTGCAGGGATATGATACATTTCTACAATCTTAGTTCTAGGCTTGTTCCATATTGTATTTACATAACACATTCCGAACAATTTTAGATCAAAAGCTAGGCACTTTAAAAGGTCTTTTTGTGAATGTCCTAGTAAAGATGTAAGCCTTAGCCATTGTTCCTTATGTTCTTCGCTATCTTGTTTATCAGTAGCATCTAATCCCTCTCCATAAATCATAGCTGAAACACCTTTTATGATAGCATTATTAATACTACTACCATTGTATAATTCAAGTAGATATTGAGGGTACATATTATCTGTACCAAATTGTATATAATCTTTGTTAGCTGTTTCAGTAACTTCAGGTAAGTTAAATTCTGCTAAATGTATTACTGATATTTCTGTATTTTTCTTTTTCATTAGTTATTGTAATTTGGTGTCCAAGTTTGTACCCCATACTCTACATCTCTATTATCTACACTTGCTGAAGCAGGTTTACCTAAATTAGTCATCTCAACTTCAGTTAAATCATTTGTTGTATAAGGATTGTAAGAAACAAAAGCAGGGTTTAAATAATCTGCCCAACTTGATGAATTAGTAACTATATCTCTATTTTCATCAGTTACATATACAACAGGCTTTATTTCAGGTATTAAAGTTACATCAGCATGGTCAGTATCAATAGTAAAAGAAGTAGAATAATATACTTTTACATCATAAGTTTCTATAGTAGGTAAAACTATAGTACCACCATAAGCGTTTCCTGATAAGTCCATTGTTTGAGTTCCTGTCCATTTAGGCATAAAAACACTACAAGCAAATTTAACATACCTATCGTTACTATCATATACAGGACTTGAAAAATCAAGGTTAGCAGGTCTTGCTATACAAGAACGCTGATAATTATTGTTTCTTCCTGTAAATTTTAATACTATCCAATAAGTAGAAGATGGTAAATCTACATAAGCATTTAAGTTTTCGTAAAAACTTAAAAGGTTTTCTGTAAAAGGGAATAATACAAAATCTGCTTTATACATTATCTATCCATAGTTTATCTTGATACTCTTTTATAACTTCTAATCTTTCTTGTTCTGTAGTAGTTTTTTCAAACTTCTCATTGTACTCATCAAACATTTCAAAATCAGGAACTTTAGTCTGTGTACTCATTGTAAGGGTTTGTTTCTACTTTAACTTTTTTCTTTTTTGGTTTAGGAGTATCTTGTTCAAAATACTTCTCTTTTACTTCATCACTTAAATTATCTATTTGATGAGGTCTTAATTGACCATAAGCCAAATTCATATTTATTGGTTTATAGTCTTTATATTGATCTTTTACTTTCCAAGCCATAATATTTGTCTTTTATAAGTATATATAAATAGTTGTAATTCGTTTTCAAATGTAAGTTTTGTAAAAAAAACTTTATAATAATTTGGTGATTGTAAAGTTTATTTAATAAAAAAGGGCTATCCTTAGATAACCCTATTTTAATTGAGTAACGATTTATTAATACTATCCTGTAGTAATAGTCAAAGCAGCCTCATCAGTCAATCCATCAAATGGATATTTAGCTGTAGGCGTACCCCCTGAACCTGCTCCTGCTGTTGCATTAAGCCAAATTAAAGGGTCTTTTTCTTCTGCTCTTAGTTCTAAAGTATATCCTGACATATCACCTTTAGCAGCTCCTGTTACAGCAGTACCACCTGAAATATCACAACCATTGTCCATACCTAATAAGAATACATTGTCATTATTATCAAGTACAAATATTTGAGAACGATTGTAAGAGATTAACTTTAACTCATTTGTTTGTGCTACAGATAATTTTTGTAGTGAAAGGGATAAAGTTTGCTCAAAGAAAGTAGTTCCTGTTGCAGGGTCGCTATTAATATTAACAGTCATTGAAGATAGATTAGGTCTTAGATCATACTGAAATACAGTTACAGCTCCACCACTTTGTATATCCCAATTTGCAAATCCTGCTGTGTCCATTACATTAGTATCTACACCATCAAAAGTAGCATTAGCTCTAATATCAGAACAATAAGACTTTACAAAAAAGATTCTTTTTAAGCCACCAATCTGATCTTTGCAGTCGACCGCTAAACCTTTTGTTAAATTACAAGCCATTTTATATAAGTTTTATATTGTTTATAAAAAGGGGGTATATTTCAACCCCCATTAATTTAGGTATATATTAAAATATACAACCAACTACACCATCAGTTCCAATTCCTGACTGAACACCTATACCGAAGTTCATAACAACTCTTACATTATCACTCCCATCATATTGGTAGGTTGGGATAATTTGAGCCTCAGTTAGATCAGTTCCTAAGTTAGTACCAAATACTAAGTTGTCTTTGTAAGTAGCAACTATACAGTCATCTGGCATGCCTGGACATCTGTAAATTGGGTGTCCTAAGTAACTAAGTCCTTCAGGGTTTAATGTTAAACCTAACATATTAATACCTTGTCCTGAAGCTGTACCTGCTAAGAATTGAGAATAGAAGCTGAACATTTTGTTATTCATATAGAATCCAAAACCCTCTTTATATTCTAATCCTGGGTGACTACCTGTTACACTTGCATATACTGAAGCTAAGGCATCATCTATATTAGCGTTTGTAGTAGCAGCTCCTGAGTTCATTGTAACTTGTGTAAAGTCTGCTGTTGCAGAAGCATTTAGACCTGATTGATCAAATACACCATCATTAGAAACAAATCCTGCTCCAAAATGTCCTGCAGCATCTCCTACCCATATACCATTTTCTATTTGAGCAGCAGCTTGACCTGCAACTACTTCTAATAAGAAGTCAGAAAAGCTATTTGGTAAATCTCCATTTTGTGTCATATTTTTTCCAACCCAAGTAGGAAATAATGTTTTTCTACAAACTTCTCTATTTACTTTTAAATCAGTAACAGTAAGCACTCTCTCTCCTAATGTAGTAGTACCTGCATCAGAAAAGCTACAACTAGCTCCAACAATAGGGTCGGTAGTATTTATGCTACTAATAACTGCTTTGCTTGTAAGTCCGTCCATTGTTCTAACATATCCTTTTGCAACAGTATCATTTGATTTTACAGCAGCAGTAACATATGGTAGAGCTTGTTCTCCTGCATAAGTAGTAGCAGGATTTACAGTAACATCAAAATTGTACTGCTTATTTAGTTCTATTAATTTATTTGCCATTTCTTTAAATTTATTTATTGTTAATATAATACGCTGCTCTTTGTGATGCAGTCATTTTAGCTAAATCTACTTTACTATTTGATTTAGTTTTTGTTTCAGGATTGTGAGTAAAACCCTCAGCTCCTGGTGTTTCTTCCATTTCTGATAACTTAGTTTTTAAGTGTTCTACTTCTTCTACTAAGCTAGTAACCATATCTTTAGACATTTCTACTTTTTCTTCTTCAGAAATTTCTTCTTCAACTGTTTCTTCAGTTTCTTCTGACATTTCCTCTTTATAAATCTTCTTTTCTAATTCATCAACTCTTTTAGCTAATTCATTAAAAGATTGTTTTAAGTCCATATCTTCAACTTCTTCTTGCATTTCTTCTTTATCCTCATCTTCAGCCTCTACTTCCTCAGCTTCTTTTTCTTCGCCCATATCTAAAATTTTACCATTGTCATCAATAGTAAGTTCAGCTCCATCTTCCATAGTATATGATCCTGCTGCTAAAGGACTTGCCTCGCCATCATCATTTACTACAAAAACTTCAGAGCCAATCATAAATTGCTCATCTTCGGTAGCTACAACTCTGCCATCATCTAATATCATCTCAGCATACATTTTAACTTCCTTAGATTCTTTATTATCAATAGACAATAAAGTTTTGATTTTTTCTAATGTGTCTTTCATTGTAATAGATTTTTATAAGTATATATAATTAATTTAATATTGTTTACAGGACTACCTTTTTACAGTACCCCTTTTTATAGCTGAACATATTTTAGCAGCAGATTTTTCTCCATACTTTTTTTTCATATCAGCGATACATTGTTTCCAGGGATATTTAGCTAACGCCCTTTTCGTAATGTATTCTTTCATTAGCTCAAATTGATCTTTCTCATCTTGAGCTATAATCATTCTAATTCTATCTAACAAATCTTCATCACTTAGTCTATCTTCTTTTGTATATCTTTTTTTCTTTTTCTTTTTCTTACCCATTTCAGTAGCTTGTGAATGATCTGTACAAGCCATATATCTAATTACTCCCTCTACTTCGTGTTCGTGATAACCCTCACAGTTTTTAAATAGTTTAGCGTACATTTCAGCTTCTTCTATAGTAGCAAATAAAGGCTCTCCATCTAAAGCTCCTACAACAGCTATTTTACTTTCTATATCTTGATACTTTTTCTTTTTCTTAAAGTCGTGCATAGTAGCCTCTATTAGTTTGTCTGTAAAGTAACCCTCTATGCTAAATCCTCTTACTTCTTTATTCTTTACTTTTTCCCAAACTTCCTCATTGTTAATTTTCATTTTTACAAACCATGTACCGATTGGCATTTTATTAAAACCATATTGAGATGATTTATCAAATTTATCATCTTCCTTAATCCAACTCTCTACAACGCTTAAACCATCAATTGGTACTTTGTGTTCATAGGTAGCGTTATTGTTGTTTAAACTGCTCATAAATAGCTCCTGAGCTTGTTTAATAGTTTCTTTACTAAAGTAAACTACATATTCCTCATCTAACTCTTGGTCATATCTAGGTATCTCTTTGTCTGGAATCAGTACTGCACCTACTAAAGTCTTTTTTTCTTCATCTAATTTTGCTAAGGATAGGAAATTGTCTTTATTGAAGAATACCCAGTTTTCCTCTATTGCAGGAAATTCAACAAGGCTTATAGCTTCAACGCCAAATCTTTCAGATTCTTCATCTATGATTAGTTCTACTAATCTTCTTTTTAATTTTTTTTCTGCCATTGTAATAGTATATATTAAAAGTTAATATTTTGTTTATAGGGTACTTTGTAAATCAAGTTCTGATTGTAAAGCCTGTGCGCCACTTACATCACTTTCTACAACAAACGCTTGAATAGGGGGAGCATCTGATTCAACAGCTCCAAATGTAACTGATGGAACATCTCCTGTCATATCTCCACCAACTTCTGTAACAGTATCAGGCATACTATCATTACCACCACCGCTACCTCCTCCAGGTACTTTAGTCTTACTAATTTCTGCTAAGTTCTTAATACCTGTTGCTATAATTAAACCTGCTTGAGCAAAATTAAAAGGAAAAGGAACTTGAGCCATAGCCTTAGTTGCTCCCATATAAGTAGCCATAATAGTTTCAGCACTTGCAACAGCTTTAAAAGTAGCAGTACCCTCTTTAGCAAGATCCATACCCATTTGTAAAGTTTCTAATCCTGCTTGTCTTTCTAATTGTTTTTCTAATTCTTTTTCCTTTCTTATCTGAGCAATCCTATCTCTCATCATTTTAAATGCTTGTCTTTGCTCCCTTGTATTTATTTCGTTTATAGCATCAGCTTTTTCTTGTTCTAGTTTTTCAGTTGCCTCAGCATTACCCTGAGCTAACCCAATAAGTCTATCATACTTTTCTTCAGCTAATCTAATCTCTTTTTCTTTTGCTGTTTCAAAATGTAAAAATAACTCATCATCTGCTTGTTGTTGAAGAACTGTTTTTGTTTCCCCTAAACTTTCTTCTATTTCTTCTATCTCTTGTGCATACTTTTCTTCTATCTCTTTTTTCTTTTCATTAGAATTGTTAATTATATTAAGTGAAGCCTCTGCACTTTGCTCAGAGGTTTCTAGTTGTGCTTGTGTTATATCATTATATACACCTGCTTCACTTTCTAAATCTGTAGCTATTTTTTGTATATAATCCTCAAATTCTTTTTCTACCTTTTCTAAATCTTCAACAACAGCGTCAATAAAATAATCAGGTTCTGCAGAGTTTCTAATTGTTTTTATATTAGTAGCATTTTGCTGTTCAAATTCTTCTTGTAATTTTAGTAAATCCTCAAAAGATTTTATATTACTATCTTCAATTAATTTAAGAAATTGTCCTTGTGAATTTATAAGTCCAGAATATGTTTTCTCATTCTCAGCTATATAATCAAATCTGTAATTCATCATACCTTTTTCATTAGCTGTATCTCTAAATAGTTTTAAATCAGCTTTTACATTTTGTAAAATTTTCTTTTGCCTTTTTTCATCTTCTTTGTTCTTTTCTTCTATGTCTAATTTATATGCTTCTGTTTGTTCGTTTTGAGCCTTTATATTAGCCTTAGCATTTTTTACACTTGCATCAACCGCATCTAACTCCGCTTTCATTTGCTGTTTTTTCTGCTCTATAAGCTCTGCATTTGCTTCTTCTGCATTTTCAAATTGTGCATTTAAATCTCTATTTGCTTTTTTCTTTACTTTTATATCTTCATTCTGTAGGTCAATTAATTCCTGTAGCATTTTAGCCTCTTTCGCTAACTGTTCCTCTCTAGTCCTTGCAGCTTCTTTTTGTTGTGCTTCTCTTTCTCTTTCTAATGAATTTAGATTAGTTAACTGCTCTGACCTTTGACCTGTAATCCTTTCATCTATTTCTGCTAATTTTGTCTTAGCATCTAACAAAGCAACCTGTAAATCTACATTATTTTTATTTCTTGATAGCTCTACTTCAGCTAAGAATAAACTCTCCTCTGCTATATCTCTTTCCCTTTGTAGTTGTTCCTCTAAAACTTTTCCTAATTCATAATTTGCATCTATTCTTTGTTGAATACTTAAACTCTCATCATCTCTAATTTGTCGCATTAACTCAGCTTCCTTTTGATATTGTAGTTGCAATAAACCTAATTCAGCTTCTAATAGTGTAACCTCTTTTCTTTGCTTTACTAAAGCATCTGACATATCTTCTGTTCCTGAAACAGCACTCATAGTTATTCCTACTAAATTTGCAATACCATCTACCACTGTAGCAATTACTTCAGCAACAGCAATTAAGATAGGCTCTAACGCTAAAAACATTTTATTCATAGCATCCATAAACTTCTGATTCTTTTGTAGCTGTTCTACTAACTTAGCAAATAAAGTTACTATCAACCCTATACCTGCTGCTTTCATAGCAGTACCCATAATCTTAAAGCCTTTACCTGCTAACTGTCCTGCTCCACCAATTCCTTTTAACCCCTCATCAACATTTTTTAAATCTTTTGCAGCTTTACCTGTTTTAACATTTAATTCTATATCTATTTTCTTTTTAGCCATAATCTTTTAAATTGTTTTTTTAATTTATTAAAGTCTGTAGTATATTCTTCTTGTCCATAAACAAAATCAAATTCCTTTTCAGGTAGTTCGTGTTTAGTAACTATTTTTAATACTCCTGGTATTATACCCCCTAATGTTTTAATATCTTTTAATTCCATTCTAATCTATTTATGTCTTGGAACAATATACCATCTCCATTTTGATATATTGCTAAATTCCTAAATTGTGAGCTGTCTTGTGGTATAGGCTGTAGTAATATCTTTACTTTAGCTACCCACCCTATTTGTTGCTCTCCTGATACTTGTATTGTTGGAGTCCATAAGTCATTATTAAATGTTGTAAATCCTGCTGTGGGAGTAGGAAAGCCACTATCTGCATTAGACTTAGTTAATATACCACCTGCTGTTCCTATTGCTGAGTTTGTTCCTTGTATATTTTTTAATAAAGTTGTATAATTATAATAACCAACCTTGCTAACATTTGCAGGAGTATCTGTATCTATTTGTACTGTTCCTATTAACTCTATTTCAATACTACCCATAGTGTTAGGGGGTATAGCTAAAGTTTTACGATCAATACCATTTACTAAAAAATTAGCAACAGTATTATCATAAGTATTTGCATACATATAGAATGTGCTTGACTGTACTGAGCCATAACCTCTATTTAGTATTGTGTTTTCAGTAGAGCCAATTACAGGCATAGGTAAAGGTATTTGGTTGTTACCAAAACCAATAGATTCAACATTACTAAAACCCACTACTGCATCAGTATTTCCTGTATCTTGTGGATTTGTAGGATTATTTAAATTATGATAACAAGTACCAACCCCTGTAGTATTATTTGTTTGTTCAAAAGTCCAGGAACTATCTATATCTTCACAACAAGCATTTGTTACAGTTACTGAGCCACCTGTTGGATTTTCAGGATCAACAAATGTTATTGTTCCATTCTCATTAAATTCATAAGGCATTACATCACATTCATAAGCTAGTTTAGATATTACTTTAATCAGCTTGACTTTAGTAGTTTCTTTACCACCTACAACATAATTGTCTATACTCAAAACTCTCCATAATGTATTTTTTATATAAATAGTATCAGCAAAATTAAAATCAAATATATCTTGCTCATTTAAATTTAAATTGCACTCCATTATCCTTGCTTCATCACTATATATCTCATTTATATAACTTGCCCAATAATCATAATAAAATCCGTGCAAACTTACTGTATTCCCAAATACAGGCGTTGTATATCCTGTAGAGAAAAATGGATTATAGTAATCCCAACTTACAATCTTTGTGGAAGATGTTATTGCAGTTAAAGAATCTAAATTATATTGAGTACATAAAGGAAAGGTGTTACCTGTGCTATAAGCCTCAGTATTACCAAGTGTGGTTAATACTCCTGAGTATATTCTAAAGTCATAAGCAACATCTAATCCATCAGTTCCTGATATTGATATAGGAGTACCGCTATAATAAAATAACTTAGGTTTACCACCATCAATAGGTTTTCTTGTTTGATCGTTTTCCTGTATTTCAAATATACTTGCTACAGCTACTTGTGATTCTGTTCCATTACCTCCCATTAATCCATTAGCTATAAAGGGAGAGTATATACTAAAATTAGTAAAGTCTTTTTGAGCAAAATCATTTCTATTAAAATTTAATCTACTACCCCAAACAGCGTTCCATTTTTTTATGTAGCTATTATTAAAATAATCCTTATCCTCTAAGTCAGTAAATTTTAATTGCTTACTTTGTATCTCATTAGTAGATTTAACTACTTGCTCTTTAGATATATCTAGTTTATCTGTCCAATATCTTGTTACACCTGTATCTATAAAGTCCTGATAAGGCTCTACTAATAGCATTTTAGGGTTGTCTTTATCTACCTGTACTATTAAGTTAAATCTATTTACCAAGTCTTTTACAAAGTCAGCTTGTGTTATATCAGGCATATTCTCCGCCATTACAATCTCAGCATTTACATTACCATTGGTATAAGCTGATTCTCCTAAATTTAAACTCTGTATACTTGCTGAATTTAAAGTAGATGTAGCGGTATTTGCTCCTACTATATCATAGCTATTTACAAAAAATTGAAATTGCCAGGTTTGACTAACTCCAACAGGGAGTAGTGTATTATAAGTATATTGGTAGTTGTTTTGAGTAGCTATCTGTGAATCATAGTCTTGGTTTACTATTGTAAAATATTGATCCTGCGACTCCCATCTTGAGGATATATTCCAAGTATCTATAGTATTACCACCTGAGTCTTGGGTAGCAAAACTTATATCCATTGTTATAGATATATACATATAATCAGTAGGTAAAACATTAGGAGTATCAGGGTTATAGGTAATTGTAAAAGTATTATCTGTTCCTGTACTCCACAGTCCACTTGGATCATATACAACTGTATTCCAATTAGGAGCATCTAAGTAATATCCTCCTGCATCATTAGATACTATATCTTGTGAATTACAAGTATATCTAAAATCACCAAATACTTTAGTTCTTACCTTTGAAAATTGAGGAGATAAAGTCATAAATAATCTACTAAACCATTGAGTATCTGTAACAGGAGTTCCTGCTGTATCATCTAATCCAAAAAAACTACTCTTAATACTATACCCTGCCTTTTGAATTATCATATATAGTAGCTTCTGTATTCTTATTGCAGGTTTTAAATCTCCTACTCTTACAGCTCCTAACATACTTAAAGTGTCATTAAAAGTTGTAGATTCACTTGTAATCGCTTCTATAGTGTTAGGAGAGAAAAACATAGCCTCAGAGGTAGGCATTTGGGTGTGTCCATAATCTATAACAGGATACATTACATCATTAGTAGTAGTTGATTCTACTGTGGTTAGTCCTGTAGTCCAACTTGTAACTACATTTTGTGCTGTGTTAAAATGATCTAACTGTCTATCTACTACGCCATCAGCATTTATAAATGTATCTCTTAATTTTTTATTCTTAATATCAGCAAAGAAATTAGCAGTATCTCCAAATACCACAACCTCATAAATTCTTGCATTTAAATAAATTGCTTTAAGTTGTATATATCCCTCTAATTGAGGAATGGTATCTACTAATATTACCGCCTTAAATTTAGTCTTAGTATTATAAACCAAAGTGTCTAAATTAACATCAAACCAATTCTCAAAAAATGTATTGTTTCTATTAGTGAATGGGAGTTTTATTTTTTGACTAAAATTAGACTTTCTTTGATCAGGCTCTTTTATGTCTAACCAATTATAGTTGATTCTAATATTAGGAACTTTATCTAAGTCTAATTCAAAAGCGGTATCAGTTGTTGCTCCTGATGTATCTTTTCTATATACTACTAATCTCGTGTCCATTAGCTATTTGTTCTTACTTTATTAGCGTATTCTAAATTAACTGTATATTGTATTTTGATCTTGTTATTTACACTTGTTTTTTTAGTGTATTTTTTATCTGTTATTACTACAGGATATACCACATTATCATCTGCTAATATTTGTACATTAGTAGATGTAAATAGTTCTTCTAACCAAACCCCCTCATCAGGATTAAGCCAATCACTATTTATAGTTAGTTTTCTTGTAGCTTCAGTATATAAAGTCTTTTTACCTCTATCCCAATTATTGTAAGTAAATGTAGCACTATCCCAAGTACCAGGAACGCTACCTGCATCACTTCTTGTTATGTCTACGCTTTCTGTTGATTTGCCTCTAAAGTTCATATAATCCCAAGCTCCTAATCTATTACGCCAAGCAAGTCTAACATTATCATATCTTGTACAACTTTGATGTCTATCATCCACACCTGTTCTTGTAGCCCCATATCTATAGAAATAATATTTATCTGTTTCTTGGTTTCCTGAGCCATCTGCTCCATAGATAACATAATACGCCCAATCTGCAAATTCACTAGGTTGATTGTCAGGCTCATCTACTTGATTTTCTAAGTTAGCTGTACCGCAACCAAAATATAACAAACTATTTTTAACATCATCAGCGGTAGCTTTACCACCACTACCTGTATCATTAGTAAAGTATTTAGTTGATCCTATTTGCCCTCCTGCGCTATTGTAATATTCAATAGCCATCTTTACTAAAGCATCTCCATCAGTAACCAATCCTTTATTTATAAAAGCTATTGTTAGCTCATCTACATTATCTGCTGCTGTGCTACTACCTCTAACAAATTGAACTCTCGGAGCATTAGTTAAAAACTTCTTTGTAGCTCCACTAGGTATATAGTTTGTTAAAGGATTGTTACTACTAGATGGACTTGTTATAATGTAATCTAACCCACCTACATTTGTTCCTGTATCTGTATAAGGAGTAGATGCAGGAATAGAGTATATTATTGTATTAGCTAAGGTTAATGTTTCTTCAGGAGCAGCGGTAGCAGATGAAGCCTTTTCATAACCACCTACTAATTTAACACCTACTACTTGGCTTGTATTTTGTGAATAAGAATTACTTGTATCTGATATGCCTATAGAATGAATACTACCTGCTATTGCTTCTTGATTTCCTACATTTTTTTCCTGTGTTTCTAAATAGCTTCTAACTATTTTATGAACATCTACTATTCCTACATCTGCACTATTTTTATGTATTTTTATTTTAGCTCTTTCTACCCAAGTAGAAGCATCTGTTGTACTAATATATACTTGTGCTATATATCTAAATTTATCTGCATTATATATAGCAGGGCTATCTTCTTTTAATACAAACACCATAGGGCTATTTGCTCCTGCTAATTGATTTGGTTTCTGTTCTATTGTATACGCCATTTCTTAAAAGTTTAAATCTTCTTCTTTTATTTTTATTGTATTTGGTAATTTACCCACTAACTTCTCTAAGTCTAATCTAAAGGCTTCTGTAAGTTCGTTAGGAAGCGTTCTAAGGGCTTTATTCACAGGCTTACTATAAAACATTGTCCTTTCTAATCCACGCCTTTTTATACTATATCCTATTCCCCAAGCAGCACTATTTATATTGCTATCCCCTAAACTAACAGGCTTGTTCTTAATCCAACCTTTAATAGCATTAACCATATCTCCTCCAGGATTAGCATATTTAAATTTAAAAGGACTTGCTCCCCCTCTTGCATTTCCACTACCTTTAAAACCACCCACGCCAACAACACCTTGATCGACAAACTCCCAATAATCACTTGCTCTACCAAACTCAAAGCCAAAAGTAATTGTACTACTTGAGCTTTTCATTTTGTAGTGATAATCATTAAACAAAGTATTTGCCTGTGTTCTTTTGCTCTTTTGATTTAATATCTTTCTACCCTCTTTAATAACATTAGAACCAAAACTTGTTAAGGCTTTCTCTAAGTGTTTAACTTCTCCTCTTACATATTTACCATCAGGACTCCTTAATTTTAATCTTACAGCCATTATGTATTAGGATTATTATCTGATGGCTCTATAGGAGCATTACAGAGGTTATTAGCGTTGTTTACTTGTATTGACATTGATGTACTCCAACCTGTAAGAATATTAGCAAATCTTGCAGTAAAAGG